CTATTGTTGACATGCTAAGTCCTACTGAGTATGAAACTCCAAAAGATACTTTAGTAAAAGCTGTTAATGGAGAAATAATTGACGAGCTAGACGCAGCAAAGCCAAGGTATAGTCAACCAGATGAAGAACTAGAAATGGACGATGATACGTTCGAATTATAAACCAATAAAATAAATAAAATTATGGCAATACAAAGTAATGCAAGCAATCAAGAAGTTGTAGGTGGTATTAAAACCTACTCAGGTCTAACAAATGTAAGAGTCACAGCAGTAAATCCTACTATGGCTGAGTTACATGCGATGGACATAAATGTAAAATCAGAACCAAACTATGCGGTATCTATGCCTGATGGTGAGTACAACAAAGTTGTTTTCTGGCTAGCTAATCAAGATGGTAACTTTAAACTAGAGATATTGATGAAGCCAGAGCATAGAGTATCACAAAATGGTAAGCACCAATGGATAAACAATATAGGTCAGTCTACATGGTCTAATGATGCCCCTTCTTATGAGTGGTGGAAGCCAACAGGTGCTAGAAAAGCTTATACAGGCGAGGAAACTCTTATAAATTTTGTAAAAGTATGGGCTAACGTTAGACCTGGTGATGAGGTGGCATTTGATACTATGAGCTCAATTGCAAATGGTGACCTTGCAGAGGTAAAAGCTCTTGTAAAAGCTCTAGCTAACAATGAGGTTAGAGTTCTTATAGGTGTAAAAGACGATAAGTATCAGAATGTATATACTAAATACTTTGGTAGAGTAAAACCACAAAGAGATGATTTATTTGTTAAAGCATTGAATGATGACTATGGTTCATTTAATGCAGACTTTAACCAAGATCTTAAGTGGGGTGAGCATAAACCAACTGTTGATCTAATTACACCGGATGCACCTTCTGAAGATGAAGACTGGGTTGCTGAGCCTGCAACTCAAGATAATCCATTCTAATGTCTATCGCTAGCAGAAGCAGCGGAGATCACTTACATACAGATGTCATACTTAGTAAAATTACTGAGTATGACATTTTTGTGTACTATATACCCAGTTTTAAAAAGCTAGGTAAAAAGTTTAGGAGTGAGCTACGTGAAGACAATTCACCTACTGTTTCTATTATAGCATATAATGGTAAATTATTATATAAAGACTTTGGTAATCCTGATCACACCTTCGATTGTTTTAATTATGTTAAGCATAAATATGGCTGTTCTTTTATGGATGCTTTACGAATAATTGATTGTGACTTTGGTCTAAAGCTTGGTTCTAAGAAAGAGATTATTAGTTTTACTATGGGATATATGGGCTACAGGAATAGAAATAGTCCTAAATATACTAAACAAGATGTAATTATAAGAAAGAGGAGGCGACCTTGGAATGCTAAGGATGCGACTTTTTGGAGTAAATATTTGGTTAGTAAAAAAATATTATCTATGTTTGCTGTAGAACCTATAAGTCACTATTGGATAAACAATAACAGATTTACTTGTAAATCAATAACTTATGCTTTTAAATTTAAAAACCGATATAAAATCTATTCTCCTTACGAAGTGAAAAATAAGTGGTTAAGTAACACAAAAAAGACAGATGTTCAAGGTTACAATCAACTCCCGGACAAAGGTGAGCGACTTTTTATTACTTCTTCTCTCAAAGATGTTATGTGTCTATATGCTGCAGGTTATCATGCTATAGCTTTGCAGAGTGAGATGCAAGTGCCTGATGAGAAATTAATAAGTGAGCTAAAAAAACGATTTAATACAATAGAAATTTTATATGACAATGATTTTAATAAAGAAGATAATCCAGGCCAGATAATGGCTAAGAAAATTTGTGGTTTATATGGTTTTAATAACGTCTGCCTTCCTAAGACATTTGAGTCTAAAGATCCATCTGACTTGGTATCTAAGGAACGCAGTTTTAACGAACTTAAAATTATATTAAATGACACGAGATGAAATTATTGAAAAGTTTAGAACACGGAAAGGATTTTTAAAGAAAGGAGCACAATGGTTAGCTGACAAATGGGGTGTTGACATAGCTATTATTAGAGATTGTAAAAAACTTGTAACCTCTGAAGAGTGGGTACAAGAGCGCATGAATAATGATAACGGTCATCAACTTAGTAATAGTCAGGCCTTTCAAAAACATTTGCTAGATAACGGATTAACAATGGCTGATATAAAGTCAGTTAAATTTTGGCAAAACTTTAATGGTGAACAAAGATATAGTATAGTAACACATAATCAATGGCATGAACAGCCCGAGGTTAAGAAACAGTTGCTAG